TGCAATTTTGACCAGTGCTTGTGTCAAAAAACCGGCAATGATAGGGCCGAGGTCAGAAAATTCTTTGACAAGATTCGCGCCGGCGTTTGGGTCGACGGACAGCGCATCTAGATTTGTACCGCCATCTTCTGCTGATTCTGACTTCTCGATATTGTTTAGCTGGTCGAATCCGGCGACCGCGCCCGCGGCCTTTTTGGCTTCCTTTGACGTGCTTTTCAGCCGTTTGGTAGCCGCGACAGACTGGGCGTATGTTTTCCCAAATACACTCGACGTAAACGCGGCAATCTTTTGTGCGGCAAGGGCGAGTCCAGACATAAGCGCATTGACCGCTGGCATAATTACCTGCAAGATCGGCGTGAAGGCAACCTGTAAATTTCCTTTCAAAGCATTCAGAGATGCTGCAAACTGCTCGTTTGACGTTAATGCGCCGCCGATCAGGTCGCGAAATGCGCGGAAGGCTGCGTACAAGCCCGCCATCAGGATGGCCGACTTAAACGCGCTCTTGATACTTCGCCCAAGGCCGCTGACTTTATGCCCCACATCCTTAACGGATTTTGAGGCGTTTTGCTTCATGCTGGAAAAGGCTTTTCCAAGGCCGTTTTTGACACTCTTTCCGCCCTTGGATGCCGCGGATTTCAAGGTTGACTTGATCTGTTCACCGAGCGAGGCGACAGCTTCCTTGGGTTTTTCCGTCGCCTGCGCTGCTCCCAACATCGCTTTGTCATACTTTGCCTGTGTCTGGAGCAAGGTTTGCTGTAAGGAGATCAGACGGCCTTCGGCTGCAGTGATTTTTTGGGCGAGTTTGTCGCCCTCCTTGCCGCCTTCATCGCCCAGTTTTGCATAAGCGTTTTCCAGTTTCAGCAGTTCCTCACGCTGATCGGTGATCTGCGCTGTGAGATTTTCGAGCTTTTGCTTTAGCAATTCTGCAGGCTTCTCGGCGGCCTGAAAGATATCCGACATAGGAATGGCGGATTCTTTCACCTGCTTACCGTAATTCGCGATAAATTCCACCGGATCAGGCCCAGCCATTGCATATTTGGGCGGCCCACGTGGTGCGGTTGGCTCTGCTGCTGCTTGCGTCACCTTAGCCATTACTTCAAAATTGCGGGGCTTCAAGGCTCGTTCTACCATTGCGTCGAGTGATTCGCCGGTGGCGGTGATGCACTCTTCGACCGTCTTCTGGACCTTGTCCGTAACTTTTTCGACGGTCTTATTCATTTTTTCAACTGGCCGTTGCATCGCTTCAGAGGCGGCTTTTCCGACATTCTCAAAGCTGCTCTTCGCCTGGCCCTGTGCCTTGCTTGCGATGCTCTCCAGCTGCGATTTCAGATCAGCCAGAATATCCAGTTCTAAAAAGATTTTGCCGACGCTCGTACCTTCGCTCATTTACTTCCCACCTCCAAACAGGCCCGCAAGCATCTTCTCCAGCGCGGCCATCTGCTTTTTGGCCTCCGTCACATCGACCTGCGGACGGCTCGAGGCACGGAAGGCGGTCCAGTCTGCGCGGATTTGCTTCTGCCATTTGTTCATGTGCCGGATCATCTCCCGGTCTTTTTCTGACCGGACGGCCACGACACGCCCCAGCGGGGTATCATCCATCAGGCCGGATACCATCTTGGCCCAGTCGCTGTATTTGAGCGCGCCCTGCTCGGACGGCAGCACGCCATATTGCTTGGCGATGCTCTGTTCAATCAAGACATGGTCAAATTCGAGATCATACCACGTTTCTTCATCATTTTGCTGTTTCTTTGGCTTTCTGAAATCGGGCACTCACTTCTTCTGGCTCCTCACCTGTCATCGCCGCGATGATGATCTCCAGCAATTGCTGGTAGGCAGCGAAGGGTAAGTTCATCTCCTCCACCTCTTTGGCAGCCTTTTGACCGAGGGCAAGTTCCAGGATTTTGGAGACATTTTCCACGTTGGCGGTGTCCAGTTTTGTTGCTTTCATGACTGTTTTCGTCCGGTCGTCGATCGGATAGATTTTCTCTCCAATCCGAATTTCCGGCGTGTTGGTAAGCAACTTCTGATCGAGTGTGTAGAGCTTTCCCATAATTCGATTCCTCCAAATATGATTTTTTATATAACAAAAGCGCCTACCTCGGTTGAGATAGACGCTTTCGCTGTTTGGTTGTATAGCATAAAGCAAAGTAAAGCGAAAAAAATAATAGCTAATTAGCTATTGATATTTGATAGCGAATACGCTATAATATAATTAAAGGAGATGAGCAGATGCCGGAGTTATGCAGGTTTTATAACATCATCATTAAAATGATCTATTCCGATAACGGGCAGCACAGCAAGCCGCATTTTCATGTTTACTATGCAGAATATGAAGCTTCAGTCGGCGTGGATGGCGAGCTGCTCGCAGGTTCTTTGCCGATCAAGCAGTTGAAGCTTGTGCAGGCCTGGGCCGCAATCCATGAAGAAGAGCTTTACAGAGCCTGGAACATGGCTGTTAGAAATGAGCCGTTTGGGAAAATCGAACCGCTTAGATAAAAGGAGGAGTAGAGCAATGTATATAGTAGATGGTATTGCTTATGCCGGAGAACCTTCTCCGGCGATCAAGGTCTGCGGCGTTCGTCCGCTCGATGATTTTAAGCTGTGGGTACGGTTCAATACGGGAGAGGCAAAAATATTCGACTTTAAGCCGTTTTTAGATTATCCTGCCTTTGCTCCGCTGGCGGACAAGGACGTATTCCGCGCAGTCTATATCGACTACGGCGTGACCGTATGGAACGATGGCGATATCGATATCGCCCCAGAGACGCTGTATCGGGAGGGAACGGCGGCGGGAGGTGCGGTAAGTGCCTGAACAGTGCGCCCGGCTCATTGACGAGTTGATCGAGCTGCGAAAGGCCAGAGGCTGGACACAACAGGACTTAGCAAAAGCCTGCGGCCTGACGCAATCCGTCGTTGCCAGAATTGAGAGCAAGAAAAGCGTTCCCACACTGGTAACGCTGCAAAAGATCGTTTCGGCATTGGATGCAACCCTGTCTGTCAATAAGGCTGGATAAAGTTATAATTGATGCCCGCACCTGATCGCAAGTGCGGGCGATATCTATGCTTACGCGATCTTCGCACCACGCTGCACGGCCATTTCCTTCACGACCGCGAGATAAATTTCGATGAGCTTTTTGTCGTCCGCGATCACATCAACCTTGTTGAGTTTGTCGCGCTTGGATTTGCAAACGCCTTCATCTGCCATGCGGCGGCGCTTGTTCGTCAGGCGGGTGGCAAGGCTGACACCGGCCCGCTCGTCCACCAGGGCGAAAATTTCGGCCTGCACGTCGCGGATGAACTCATTCCCGCCCATCGACTGGGCGATCTTTACGATCAGCTTGCGAGCCTCCTCGCGCCATGACCGTGGGTTCAGGGCAACAACATCTTTGATATCGTCCACGCGTTGATTGACCTCTGCAATGGCTCTGTCCTGTTCCCTCTGGCGCATCTCCAAATTGATGAGGAGGCGGAGCTCCGGGGAGAGTTCCTGCACCCGCGTTTCGAGGGAGATGAGCTTGTCGCGGATTTCCTTGCCCTGTGTGGTACGCTGGATCATAGCGATATGCTTTGCCATGTCAAGGGCGAGGATGTGATTGACGGGAGGACGACCACCCTTACTTTCGCTCAAAAATGAGCTAAAGTCTTTAGGCTCTGAAAAACCATACTCGCACATCCGAGGGAACCAGTCCTTGTAATCGGTTGCAATTTTAAGCCTCTCATGCAGTTCGCGGCCAATGACGACCTTTTCCCCTGTGTCAGTGGTGTATACCGGGATGATATCGTTGTTGAATACGGTAAGATTATTCATGCTACATTCTCCTTTTTCTTGTTTTGCGTTCCGTCTCTGTTCAGCCAGACCGCTCGCGCCCAACGATAGGCTCTTTCAAGCTGCGCCTCAGACATACCGGCGCAAAGGTCGGCGATACAGCGGAGGTAATATTCTGCGCTTGTCATGCTACTTTTTCCTCCTTTGTATCTGCAT